ACACAGCTTGACCACGCGGCTGTTTGATTATTAAGTATAGTTCTTGATCAAACTCAACAGGAGTGCATCTTCTTCCTCTTGCGTTAGGCCCTGATCTAATATGACTGCTGTTTGGTTTAATAGCTTAAGCTTATCTCGTCTATCCAGGCGCCTTATCTGCCTAGCTTTCTCTTCAACGAATTTATCCATCGCCGTCGCCTGATTCACCAATTCTGGTTTGAGTACTTCGATCTCATCTAAAATAGCTTTAGCACTGGGCGAATACGGCGCGTCATGAAGGATCTGCGCGATATAACTCTTGCCCGCCACGCTATCCAATGATTTGCGAATCAGTGCCTTCCCTTCTTCCTTCTTTGCGAACTCTCGAGCAGCTGCTATGCTCGTCAGGTTTAGCTCTCTGAGCCAATGCACGTGCGGCACAATTGCGTCGACCGATTCGTAAGCTTTGAGTTTCTGATTCTGCTCTAAGCCGGCGGCTCTTTCGGCTAGACCTAGAAGCAGGATCCCGACTGAATCAAGCCCAGTTCGCTCGCGCTCATGAAAACAGGTCTGCTGTATAATACGCGCACACACAGGCGTATCGGGAATCGTCAGTCGATGTCGCATCAAGAATTTGTCGCCCGCCTTTAGCTCTGTTTCGAACCCATATGAGGCTACGATCTGTTTATATGCTTCGGGATCGATTTGCACCTTTGAGAATATCAATGTATCGTCGCCTTGAATTAGAATCAAAACGTCTCTTCCATTCTTCACGCTCCTCTTAAAGAGCTCAGAAATTGTCGCGATTTGAAGTGAGAAATTGACGAGACTGCCTATTTCACTCGTTAGCCTAATGCCACTGTGAAGGGTGTTCGGTTCGACGTATAAATCGAGTGTTTCGTCTAACGCCCAACTCGGAGATATAGTTGATCTAGTATCATAGTATAAATATTTATTCACAAGATCCTTCATTTTGGGATAGCGCTCTCTCAAGCATGAAGCGATTACATCTTTATGGTCAAGGCAAAAATGCTGATCATATCCAGACATATCCGCCTCATAGATGAACTCGAACTCACGAAGCGCTCTAGTTATGAGTTCTCTGTCTTCGAGAGCTTCATGCCACAGGCCTGCTATCCTCTTACGCGCTTGCTTGAGAACGCCAGCCAATGGAGCTAGCTCGATCGTCGCCGCGTACGGGGCCATCCAAACCTTTCTTATCCTTGGCGCCGCGCTTACAACTTTAAAGTCCGCGCGCCAACGTCCCTGGCCGATGTGCTTCCATATGTAAGAGCTTTTGCTGGTCGGGCCGAATCGATAATTCCATCCGAATGCATACTCGCTTCCAATCGGCGCTCCCGTAGAATAGCAAATCTCTCGCGCTTGCCCAGGTGTCAAATCACTTGTAGCCGCCGTGATTATTTTAACATAGGGACTAGTCTTGAAGAAAGGCCAACCTGGGTTAGTGTCTGCGGGATCTGGCTCAATATCGGCGCCATAATCGGCGTAATAGTCCTCAAGGACGTGCCTGATTGATTTCGCCAACTTCTCTTTGCTTTGAGAATTTAAACTCTGCTGAACGCCAGCGATTTCAAGGTGGCTACCTACCGGAATGATCCATTGACCACAAATTTTCTTAGCCACTTCATATTCGCTCGCTAGCATCAGCGCGTCAGTATGATCCTTGATTCGCCCCGTTAGATTTTCATCATGATATCGCTTTGTCAAGTTAGCTAGATCACGCGCTATATTTAGGACTGCAAGTCGGTCTTCAGTGCTGACTATCACTTGTGAGTTTGGCACAATCAGATCTTCTGGTCTGACCTTCATCAAATCAATTTGCCTCCGAATTCTTGCATTGAACTTCCATAGATGACGAGGATAAGCTTGCAGAACCTTATGCTCTAAGCCCTTTGACCGATCTATGGTGACTGGCTCGTCTAGCTTAATCAGTGAGTAGTCATCAATGCCATTTCGTAGTAATTGAGTGGATTCCTTATCAGAATGTGCTGATGTGGTCGAATCATGTTCTCTGTCATACATGTCTCACCTCAAAGTACATTCTTAATCTTGCTGTCAAGAGCTGAGGCTGCAGCGAGACCCAGAGTAGTAGTATCGACTTCGACGCTCCGACCTAAGTGCGGGACTGCTGCGTGTGGTTCAAGAACGTCCTCGGTAAAGATAATCTCAACTTTAACGAGATTCTCAAAGATCGCATCGTCAATGGTATTCTTCGTCCGTCTTAAGAAGAGTGAACCTTTGATTTGAGCGTTGTGAAATTTTAAAAGATCGAATAAACCAAATCCAT